TAATAGACCTGCTAAATACAATTTACAATTGTATGGACCACAGAAGTTTATTATAAAACCTACAGATAAATATTTGCTAGCTATGCATATCCTTAAAAACAGATTTGGTGAAGTTGGTATTCAGTGGTATAGAGCTGAATATGCAAAGATGACAATTTTAGAATCAGATATTCCTGATACATATATTAAAAAATCATTTTAAAATTAAATTATTATGTCAGATTTATTAAGTAAAAAGAAACACATTACTGAGATTACAAATGAATTTAAACCCTATTGGGATACTTATTTTGCAAGTTTAGGTATTACAAAACCATTTTTTTGTTCAAAGCTAGGTTACACAGGTAGTGAATTTGAATCTGTTGATGGTTCAAAAACATTATGTGTAAGATTTTTTGCTAATGAGTTATCAAATGGTCAAGACGTTTATGTAGAACTATTTGATTGGGAACAAGATTATTATTTTACAAATGAGAGAGTATTGTTCAAATTAGAACATAATCCTCATTGGAGATTAGACAGTGATAACTATATTGAAATTACTAAAAAGAATGATGGTACACCATTACCTGTTCCATCATATGCTGTAAGAGTTTCTAATATGGTAAAAGTGTCTAGTGCAAATGTTAAAGAACTTGGTCCTGAGATACCTGTTGTAGGTAAAACTATTGACTCTAGATTGTTTGAGATTAGCGAACCTACTACAAGTGGATCTGATTTTGACATCAGTGAAACTAAAGAGCTTGATGATGCCCATTATGCTCAAATGACAATAAGAGATATTTATTGTATTATTCACAATAAACCACTCTCTAATAAAAAATGGTTAAATAACTTAATTAAATACAATAAGTAATGTCTACAAACACTATTGAATTACCAACTGCAGTGACTGCAGCATTGACAAAAAGCCCTAAGAGTTTGCTTATCTTTAGTAAACCAAAAGTGGGTAAAACAACTTTATTATCACAACTGGATAATTGTCTTTTGATTGACACAGAAGATGGTAGTGATTATGTTAACGCTTTAAAAATTAAAGCTAAGACCATTGAAGATATATTTAACATTGAAGCTGCTATTATTAAAGCAGGTAAACCTTATAAATATGTTGCTATTGATACTATTACTTCTTTGGAAGAAATGTGTGTACCATATGCAGAATACTTGTATTCTAAATCGCCTATGGGTAAAAACTGGTATACAGAAGGTAAAGCAAAACATGGTAGCATCCTAAACATGGCAATGGGTGCAGGTTATCCATGGTTAAGAATGGCTTTTGAAGATGTCATCAAAAGAATTAAAAGCTTGGCTCCTTTTACTATATTTTTAGGACACGTTAAGGATACAATGTTAGAAAAGAATGGTTCTACTTTTGAAGTTTTAGATATTAATCTTACAGGTAAACTTAAACATTTTACCACTTCAAAAGCTGACGCAATTGGTTATCTTGTTAGAAAAGGTGACAAAAATGTTTTGAGTTTCAAAACTCAAGACACTATCTTATGTGGTGCAAGACCTGAACATTTAAGAAACAAAGAAATTGTTGTTTCTGAATATGATGAAAAAGGTAATCTTGTTACCCATTGGAATGATATTTATATTGATTAATTATTAACTTAAATTTTAAATTACTATGTTTAGTTTAAACGATTTTGAAAAAGGAGAAGGAAATTACATTTCTAAAATTTTGTTACCAGGTACTTATAACTGTTTGATTCATGATTTGAAATTAGAAAAACCACCTTATGATCCTGAGCAATACAATTTGATTATTACTCTAGAAGGTGAGGATATGGGTGAAGATTTCCAAGGTTTACCTGTATCTAAAACAGATGCATCTAAAGGTAATTACAAAGGTCAAGTGGCTAATGTAAGAGCTAACCAATATGGTTTTAAGAATTGGGTTTATGAAGGTAAACCAATCTCTAGAGATAAAAGTATTCAGACTTTCTTAGGTACAATGTTAACGCAATTGAATCTGCTTGAAGATTTCAAAGCTGAAAATGTTACTGTAGAGTCTATTGAAGATTTAGTTGCAGAGATTAGAGTTTTCTTAAAGAAACAGAACAAGCGTTACTGGTTTACAATTGGTGGTCAAAAATATTATAAAGAAGGATCTACATATCCTAACTATTCATTATTTTTACCAAAGCGTACAGATGGTAAGTTTGCTTTTTCTGATGAGAATAATCCTACAAAATTTTATGTATTTGATGAATCAGTGCATGTTTATGAAAAAAAAGCATCAGCTGAATCTGTTGCAAACTCAGAGTCAATTCCAAATTTTGCACCTCCTGTAAGTAATTCTATATTTGAAACTAAACCTGCTTTTCCTGCACAGGAATCAGCACCAATATTTGAAAGCAATGTAAATGATTTGCATTTACCATAATTAAATTTTTAACGTGGCTGTTAAAAGAGGAAAGAAAGTGGGTGTAAAAGCCCACTTCTTTTTTTATAAATTTGTATTATGTTTAGTTTAAATAATTTTGTAGTTGATGTAACTCACATTCCAAGCACATGGATTTTTGAGTATTATCTTGACTTGCCTGTACAACTTCATGGTCAGAATTACAAAATGAAAAGTCTTTTCAATTTAAAAGATAAAGACCCTTCTATGTATTTGTATTATGATGTTAAAAATAAGAAATATAAATACAAATGTTTCTCTACAGGTAATCAAGGTTCTGCAGAAAATTTGATGTCTTATTTGTGGAATTTAGATTTTGGCAAAACATGTAAAAAAATAATTGAGGATTACATGGCTTATGATTCTTCTAAAGCTAAAGATGTTATAATCAATTATGTTAAATGGACTATCACTAATTATGAAGTTAGAACATGGACAGTTGGTGATTCTAAATACTGGTTGCAGTATAATATAGGTAGTGACCTATTAGAAAAATACAATGTAAAACCACTGAAGAATTATACTCTATGTAAAGTCGTAGATGATGTAATAACAACAGAATGTTTTGTAAGTGAGCATGCTTATATATATGGTTATTTTGATAAAAATGATACTATTTATAAGGTGTATGAGCCTTTGAGCAAAAGGAAATTCACAAAGGTTGACAATTATATTCAAGGTGAAGATCAGCTTGAAAATAAAAAGTATCTTGTGATTACTTCTTCTCTAAAGGATTGTATGGCTATTAAGAGTATTCCTACATTAGAAGTTGATGTTATAGCTCCTGATTCAGAAAACTCTAAGTTATCAGAACAGTATGTCAAAAATCTAAAAAAGAATTACAATGCTGTAGTTACTTATATGGATAGTGATGATGCAGGTATAAAAAGTATGAAGTATTATCTAGAAAAGTACAATATACCTTTTTGTTACATTCCTAAAGAAAAAGATTTTAGTGACATTATTAAAAACCATGGTGTAAACAAAGCTGCTTACATTTTGATTCCTGCTTTAGACAAAGCTATTGCAAAATATCATGAATTAAATATAAATTTATAAATATGAATGATTGGTTTATTAAAAGTACTAC